GATGCCGAGGTTGATGCTGGTGAATATATCGAAGGGCTATCGCGCGAATACTTGGATGCTCTTATGTCTAGGCAAGGCCAAACGGGAGAAATAGTTTACCGCGAACTTGGGCCTAGATTGAGGCAATTTGCATCTTCGGGAGAGTGGGATGTATTGGCAGCGGACGCGCTAAACGAAAGCGGCATCCCCGGCATCAAATACTTTGACCAAGGCTCACGCGCAGCGGGTGAGGGTTCCAGCAACTACGTTGTGTTCAACGATGATCTGGTTGACATTCTCAGCAAAGATGGAGTTGACACCCCAGCCCAAGCAGTAGCCCGCCTTCACCGCGAAGGCCGAGGCAGCGAAGTCACAGATGAAATGCTGGCTAAGTTTGGCCCTAACGATGAAATGGAAATGTGGCGGCTTATGGAAAGCGGTGCCGCAAGTGCTGATGGTGTGCCTATTCCGATGGATGAGGCAAGCAGGATGGCGAGGGCGGCAGAGCATGGGCGGGATGTTGGCAGAAATTGGTATCACGGCACGCCAAGGGGCGGGTTTAATGAGTTTGGAAACGATATGCTTGGCGCAAACACACAGGCGACAAGTGCAACAAAAGCGCATTTTCTTTCAAGTGACCCTATAGACGCCAACACTTACGCAGGGTCAAGAATATCATCTCAAGACATAAAGAATGCCCCATCTTGGCCCACGAATTTTGATCCTACGGCGACAGGTAGTGTGGATGGCAAGTGGACGGTTGGGGTTGATGTCCCTGTTTCTTATTCTGAGATGAAACACAAAATAATCAAAGACAACGCACACCTACCCCGATGGGAAGCAGAGGCACTTGCAGAAAGAAAGCTAAATGAAATTCTTGGGGAAGGCGCAGAAGTTTTGCCACTAACAACGCTAAACCCAGACGTTGTATATAAAGGCGGCGATATATCTCAGCTTTCAAGGAAACTAGATATATCGCAGGCCAGAAAAACCCCCGCAGAAGTCGTGGAATTTACAGGGATGGATGACTTAGCGGATTATGACAATGTTTGGGGGCCGGGCGGCTGGACTAAAGGCGATGCAAGCCATGCCGCAGTTTTCAACCCCGCCAACATTCGCAGTCGCTTCGCCCGTTTCCACCCTGATCTAAAGCACCTTGCCAACCTATCCGCTGGTGTGGGTGGCATATCATTAGCGCATCTTCTAGGCAGTCAGCCCACCCCACAAGAAATGCAAGAATTACGCAAATACCTAGATAACTAGGTTTCGGAACGCCCTGCCGATATAGGGCAACGAGTAGCAACGGAAATGCAACGATGACCACAGAAGCACTAACACCAGAAGAAACCACCGCGCTTGAGGCGATGGAATCTGACACGGAAATGACTGAGGCTGAACAAGAGGCAGGAAATGCCGAGGTTGAAGCCAAGGCGCAAGAAACTGAGGCCGCGCAGACAGAGGCCGCGCAGGAGGCCCCAGAAGAAAAGGTTGAGTTCAAGTCAACACGCGCCGAGGAACAACGTCCACCAGAGGGCTTTGTTCCCCATCAGGCCATGCACGCAGAGCGCACCAAGCGTCAGGCCCTAGAGGTAAGGCTTGCAGAGCTTGAAAAGAGCATACAAGCCCCAGCCGATGCCCCGCCTGCATATGTTGACCCGCTTGAAGACCCCAAGGGCTTCCAGAAATGGGCAGAACACAACCAAGAGGCTACCGCTAAAAGTCTTGAGGCAGAACGCGCACAACGGGAAAGCACAGCCCGCGCAGTTCAACGGCAAGACCAGGCTACACAGTTTGAGGCGCAGTTTACAAAAGCGGTGCCGGATTATCAGGTTGCGGCTCAGTTCTTGCACCAAAGCAGGATTTCGCAGTTGCGCGGTCAGGGCTATGGCGATGCTGAAATAGGACAACAATTGGCCTTTGATGCAAATGCCATCTTTGACGCGGGCGAAAAAACTGGTATAAACCCCGCACAGCTTATCTATTTGCGGGCGCAAGAGGCTGGCTACACCAAAGCAGCACCTGAACCCGCAACAGGAGAGGCAGACAAGTTAGAGGCTACCGCAGCCGCACAACAAGCAACGCGGGGGCTGAATACGGCAGGAGGTGCAGCGCAACGCGGTCAAATCACCGCAGCGCAAATCGCTGAAATGTCGGAAGATGAGATTGGTAAGTTGTCCGAGGACGATCTAAGGATTGCGATGGGCGGCTAAAGCCGAAAGGACTGGCCCACCTTAACGGGCCTTCGCCTGACACGGCGTAAAACTGTCTCCGCTCGCAGGGGCGTCACCGTGCGGTAAGAGAAACCCAACAAAACAAGGAGTTTTAGCAATGTCTAAAACCGAATTTGGGGTCAACCATCCTCTTGCTGTTAAAGTCTGGTCGAAAAAACTCGCCGCAGAGGCGTATCGCAAGACTTTTATCGGTAAGTTCATTGGTAAGAGCGAAGATAGCCTTATCATGGAAAAAGTTGACCTGAAAAAATCCGCTGGTGACAAGATCACTTGTGGTCTTAACGTCCAGCTTCAAGGCGACGGCGTTCAGGGCGATGCAACGCTGGAAGGCAACGAGGAAGCACTTCAATTCTATGATGATGCTCTTTTTGTCAACCAACTCCGTCACGCGACCCGCACCAAGGGCCGGATGACTGAGCAACGTGTTCCATATAGTTTGCGTAATGTTTCTAACAATCGGCTTGCTGATTGGTGGGCACGTCGCATGGATACGGCGTTTTTCAATCAGATTTGCGGCAATACCGCTATATCTGATACGAAATTCACTGGGAACAATGCAGCAGTTGCGCCAACCACTAACCGCCACATCTGGCAGGGTGGAGTTTCAGCAGATGAATCGCTGACTTCGGCCATGACTTTCGATCTTAACTTGATCGACATTGCCCGCCAAAAAGCAGAAACGGCATCCACAGAAGCCTCAACCGGCCCTCTGGTTCGCCCAATCCGCATTGGTGGTGATGATATGTACGTCATGTTCCTGCATGATTATCAAGTTCACGACTTGAGGACCAACACGTCCACAGGTCAATGGCTTGACATTCAAAAGTCGGCTATGGGCGGCAGCGATGTTAAAAACAACCCAATCTTTGACGGATCACTGGGTGTTTATAACGGCGTTATCCTTCACAAAGCGTCCCGCGTCACTCAAGGGGTTAATTCCTCAACTGGTGCCGCTGACACTGATTCTCGTCGTGCCGTCCTCTGTGGCGCACAAGCGGCGATGATCGCGTTTGGCTCTGAGAATAGCTCAACACGCTATACTTGGTTCGAAGAACGCTTTGACTATGGCAACCAGCTTGGCGTTTCCGCTGGTGCAATCTATGGCTTGAAAAAGTGTAAGTTTGTGCCTGATGATGACAGTTCGACAAATGCAGAGGATTTCGGAACCGTTGTTGTTTCGACATATGCCGCTGCTGCGTCTACATCGTAAAGGGGTGATGATATGTCTGTAAATGATGGACAAGCCTACCACACCAACCAAGTTCACTATTTGCGTAAGGCGATTACTTACGCTGATGGTGGCACCACTGTATCGCTTGGCTGGGTTCCCGCTGGGGCCTCAGTTATTCGTGCCGGTGTCAACGTAAATACCGCTTTCAATGGCGATTCCAGCAATATTCTGGATATTGGCTACCGGAATGGCGGTAACTCTGAAACTGACGACACAGACGAATTTGCGACAGATCTTGCCCTTGGCACGGCTGGCGTAATTGTCGCCGATGAAATGGCTACGGCTGCGGTTACCACCTTTGCCGGTGGTGCTGAAATCGTTGCGCCAGTTGTTTCAACTGCATCAGCTTCGGCTGGCGCGGGTGTCGTCTGGGTCGAATTTATCGTTGATAATTCGTAGGGGGCCTAGACATGGGAACCCAAAGCGAATGGCAAGAAGAACTGGTCAAAGTCGGGTCTTTTCGGATTAACGGCGTTACCAGCAGCACCACAAGTGCCGCTGATAGCCTTGCAATCCCTGTCACGGCATCTGTTGTGGTTAAAACCACTGGCGCAGATGCCGAGGCATTGACCTTGGCTAATGGCGTAGAGGGCCAAATCATTACTATCGTTCTGGGAACAGACGGTGGTGGTGCTGGCACCCTTACACCCGCGACGGCAACGGGATGGGCAACCATTGTCTTTGCTGATGCGGGCGATACGGCAAGCCTGATGTTTGTTGACTCTACTGCTGGATGGGTAATTATCGGCTCTGCCGGTGTTGCCGCTCCACCAGTTATTACGGTCTAAGGAGGTCCAATATGGGCAAACAAAAAAACAGTTCAGCCCCGAAAGAAGTTGAAGGGCGCGGCTCTAAATGAGGCGCAGACAAAAATTTGCACAGGCTGGGGAAACTCGGCCTGTGCAGCCTGAACCCCACAAGTTGGCCGATGAATACAAAGCCAAGTTTGGAAAGTTGCCTCATCATCGTATGAAGCAGGAAACAATTGCCGAAAGATTGAAAGATGTCAGACCTTGATTCCGTTGCTCTTTCGTGTGCAAAAAAATTGTCTCGCGTTGATGGCGCGGGAACCACTATTACTGACTTGGAAACCGAGATAAAGGCAGAGATTGCCGAGACAGTCCGGTTTTACAATCGGAAGGCTTCACACATATCAGAGTTTAGGGGCTTTGAGGTTGCCACAGTAGCTAGTACCACTTGGTATTCTTCCATGGATATGACCAGCGGGGGCGGCGACCAAAGCGAAACCAGCCGCACAGCAGTTGATACAAACACCATCATTAGTTTTGATTATGCACGGGAAAACCCCGGCGCAAGCGGGCTGAATGAACCGCTTAAAAAAATATCATACCTGACATTCGAAAGTTTGTTTGAGGGGAGTACGCCTGGCGGCACTCCGACATATTTCACCTATTACGGCGGTCAGATTGGCATTTGGCCCACCCCTGATGCGGTTTACACGCTGTATTTCTCTGGCGATGTAAAGCCCGTTGTCCCTACGTCTGGAACAGATGAAAGTGTCTGGTTCACTGAGGCCCTTGAAATGATAGAGGCGGGCGCATGTAAGCGCGTTTGCCTGAATTACTTGCGCGATACTGAGCGGGCGATGGAGTTCAAGGCAATTGAGGCTGACGCTTGGAAGATGTTTCAATCGGAAACGCTGACTAAATCCAGCAGCGGCAAATTGAGGGTGCATGACTAATGGCGCACTGGACCGACGAACAGGCGGGAGACATAACCAATGACACGGCACCATTTCCACCGTTTCACCTTGGCGTTACGCAGGGTACACAGACGGGCTATTCTGTTGTTCATAAGTTCGGCAGAAATTCCGATGTCGGGACTTCCTTTGTTCCGGTTTGCAATGGTGGAGAATATCAAACGCCACAGGTTGCGGGAGCCACCACGCTGCGAGTGAAGGCTGGTGGCGACTCTGACGATGATGCGGCGGGTTCTGGTGCGCGTAGCGTGACGTTGCAAGGCTTGGATGAGACGGGTGCGCTTGCCTCTGAAACGCTTGCCACGGCTGGCACCTCTGCCTCTGCTTACACGACGACGACGTTTATTCGGTTGTTCAGGCTGTTCGTGGCGTCATCTGGGACGTATGCCACGGCGACGGCTGCAAGCCACGCTGACGACATCACGATTGAGGATGGATCAAACGATTGGGCGACGATTGACGCGACGGACTTTCCCCGCAGTCAAAGCCAGATCGGTGTGTATTCCATTCCGCTTGGCTACAAGGGGTTCATTGAGCGGGTTGAAGTGTCCACGCAGTCAAATAAGGTGGTCGATCTGAACTTCTATGCGAGGGAGAACATCTTAGAAACGGCTGCACCCTACACGGCGATGAAGCTAAAGAGGGAATTGGTTGGCATTGAGGGCAACAGCGAGAGTACGTTCCCCATTCCAAAGGGGCCATATCCTGCCCTGACGGACATTGGTTTCATGGCGAGGGTATCGACGGGAACGGCTGATGTGTCGGTTGACTTCACGATTTTGTTGGAGGCGACTTAATGCCTTTGTTTGAAATCCCTTTCGGTGAGTGGCTACCAAGCCAGCCAGACTTCAAAAACCCTGGCTGTGTCATTGCGGATAATGTTATCCCAACCCCAAGCGGGTACGGACCTGTAAGGGCGTTGGTTGACCAATCCCAAAGTGCTGCAAGTCAAGTGTTTGGCGCAGTTCAGATGTTTGATAATTCTGGTAGTTCGCTGATTGTCGGCGGTGTTGATGATGGCCTATTCGTGCGGCGGTCATCCATCACGTCAACAGGCTCTTTAACGTCTATCGGGGCGGGTGAGGCTTGGGATTTCGCGCAATTCAATGATTTTGTGTTTGCAACTGCGGTTAATAATTCGCCTCAGTACCTGACCGACATTGATTCCGACAATACATGGTCGGCGGCACCAGGCTCACCACCTAACGCCAAGCGTTGCGCCAAGGTTGGCGACTTCCTGATGATGGGCAACCTTCCCGCCAGTCCAAGTGGGATTCAATGGTCATCAATTAACAGCCCCGCGACAAGCTGGACGGCATCACGCCAAACGCAAGCGGGCGGGGCAACCCTTCCAACGGAATATGGCGAGATTCAGAAAATCGTTGGTGGCCGGTACGCCACGATATTCCAAAAGCGCGGCATTATGCGGCTTTCATATGTTGGCCCGCCTACAGTGTGGCGCACAGATGTTATTTCGCAGGACCGAGGCGCACTAGCCCCGTTCTCCGTAGCGACAGTTGGCTATTTCAGTTATTTCCTTGCCCAAGACGGATTTTATATAACAAACGGCGCAAGTGTTCAGCCTATTGGCTCACAGAGGGTCAACAGATGGTTTTTCGATACCGCACACCAAGCAAACCTTGGGCGGGTTCAGGCGGCTATAGATTGGCAGAATGAGGCTATTGTCTGGTCATTTATGTCCTCAGAAAATGATGTTTACGATAGGCAAATCATTTATTCATGGTCAGAACAAAGATGGTCAACGGCCACTATAGCAACCCAATGGATTGTTGGCAGCAATCTCGACGGCACAGATTTGGATAGCCTTGACGCAATTTATGGCGACTTAGACCAAATACCAGTTAGCTTGGATGATATTTCTTTCAGACCAGGTGAGCGCACACTGGCAGCTTTCGCGGATAGCGGGGGCAGTTCAAATTATCACACGTTTACCGGATCACCTATTGTGGCAACATGGCAGACAGGTGAGGCACAGCCAGCACCCAGCCAGCGCGTCTTTGTGTCCGAGGTTCACCCGCTGATTGAGGCCGACACTTGGGATATGAAATCGTCACTTTATATGCGAGACAATTGCGGCGTTCAAACAACGTCAAACGAAATCACGACTGGATGGGGTGGTTTCTCTGCGGTTCGGGGCGAAGGGCAAAAGGTTGCGGTTCGGCTATCCAAGCCAGCGGGCACAGAGTGGAGCCACGCCCAAGGGGTTCAGGTCAGGTTTAGGGGGGCTGGTAACAGATGATTAACGACACCTTACGTTTTCAGCAGGAACGCGACCCGCTTACGCTATTGCGAGTGCCGCGACCTATTGACGTTTACCAACTTCAATCAACCGTTGGCACGGTATTTACGGCTGACAGGGCAGGCGCTGATTTTCAGATCGAAAGCCTCATCGCCACGAACACAACAGCCACGGCTGACTTTATCACGGTTTATCTGGTGCCTGATGGTGGGGCTGCGGGTGCGGCAAATATGATTGTGTACCAAAGGGCTATACCAGCCAAAACAGGCGT